TCTCTGATATTACGCCATTGTCTTGTAGATCCTGTAGATCTTAATGCGCTCTTACTCAATGCCAACCCTTAGTCTTGTAATGCTCTAATGCTTTACACATAGAACCATATCTTACTTTGTTGTACTTAATACCCCAATCAACTTGCTTGTATCCATTAACTCTTTGTAAGTATTTAGATCTACCTTGAGGAATACCATAATGACTACCATTCTTGGCTTTTGGATTCCATCTTGATTCTTTGTAATACAACTCATCTAAACAGTAAAACTCATCTAAGTTATTAAGCTGTATAAAAGCCCATTGTCTGTAATGATTTGTTCTATCTAAAGATGCAACGGAATTAGTTTTTTCAAAGCAATTAAAGACTATGAATAGAGCGATCCCAACTAGCCAGCACCTTGCGAGCTTTCCCTGTCGGGCTCGCCTTGTGGCTTTGTGAGCCACTGCTACACTAGAGCCTAGCATGCCGTGTCAAATTGATTAACAAAACCGCAGGTCAGACGGCGTGTCGTAGAATGGCACAATGTTGTACTGATCAATCCATGTTTCATCAAATCCTGCTTCCATTAAATTGACATCCAGCCTATGTATTCTGCATCAGGGTTATCAACAAGCCATTGTTTATGCAGCTCATTCTGATAAGTCCAATCTATTTCGTGTTCTCCTTGATCATGAGAATCGCACATGTGTGGCACTCCTTATCTGCAAACATCCAGGCACCGCATTTAGTGCAGCGCATTACTGGTTCCTGAGTATCGGTTGATTCAGCCTGATTCTTAACGCCAACGCCACAACATTTAAGGCATTGATAAACCCTAAATCCTTCGTGTGTTTCGTATCCATCAAGCCATACAAACTCGCTATTGGCTGAGCAGAAATTACATCTGAATTTAACCAAGTTTGCCAGCCCATCCTGTTCCCTTAAAAATGGTTGGCACAGCTGTATATATGCGTCTTAATGGTGCGTTGCATACTTGACAATGAGGGATTTTATGATCCATTGGTAAATCCAATACAATCATCGACCCCTCACTATCACAGAAGTATTCGTAATTAGGCATTTGGTTCCTTATGTACTGGATACGGAATCCGATTGATAGCGTGGCAGTTGTAGCATCGCAGCAGATCGCCCTCATGAAGTAATCTGTCATCGTTGCACATATCGCAGTATGTCGTTGATGGCTCTACTTTAACTCCATCATCTGTAAAAGTAGCAGTTAGACCAGAGCCGTCAATGATTTGTAATTCACCCATTTATTCACCTCCTTCAAAATACCATTTTCCATTAGCTGTAAGTTTTGCCCACTTGGCATCACATTGTTTTGCTTTACAAACATATCCATAGTAAGGCTTGCCTCCTTTAGAAATTCCTTGCTTCAAGATATGACCATGTTCGCATGCAGGTGGCTCATTAGGTGTTGATGCGCCAATCTCAGCAACTACATCACCAACAGACCATGCAACTGGCTCAGGCTTTTTATCAGCTTCAAAACTATCTCTTAAAATCGTTTCAATTTGTGCTGATTTAGATCCGGGTTTGCCATACATGTTTTGCCTAGCTTCTAACTTCTCCTTGAATGACGGATTGGTTTCAACCTTCCGCATATCATCTTTGGTTGCAGTTTTGTCAGAGCCTTTAAGCAAAATAATTGCTCGACCAAGTGCTGATGTAGCTGTATCCTCGACATAAAATTTCTTCATGTTGGGGATGTAAGTTTCCCTAGATCCAAATGCCACATTGCTAACTGCTGGTGCAGCATCTTTACTATCTCGCCATAATGTTGCTTGAATCAAGATATAACCCTTTTCAGGATCATGACTGATAACTGATAAATCTGATCTACCCATTGGATAGTTGGCAATAAACCATTTGTTTAGAGTTGCCACATCCTCATAATCCTCAAGATTAAATGCCATTAAAGATCATCTCCTTTTTTGAAGTCGCTGTCTGTTTCGGCATCGTATACCTGAGCGTATATCGCTGCGTATGCTGCAATGTCGACCAAACTGTCGTAATGCCCTGGACTTTCCTGCAAACGACTAATTTTTTGCAAGATGTTAATGACACAAATATCGTGAGGCATGATTGGGTATTCAAGATACGAACCGACCAACTTACTGATTCGCTCCATGTTGTAGTAGGCATGCCCGTAGACAAGACCTCTTGACTGCACAGTTGTAATTGCTTCATTTAGCAGCTGCTCAGTTTTTGTCATAATCAAAAACCTCATCTGACTGTGCTTTGATGTTGGTCATTCGGCGATGCATATTCCAGCCATCAGCCCGACCCTTCCAATAACCATTCTGGAATGCGGTATCTCGGATTTCATAAATAATCCATGCAGCAAAAGTCAAACCGACAATCGCCCACATGATTACAAAACCCATATCTCTTGCTTCTAGCCATGCGTTCATGTTGCTCCCTTACATATCCACAGCTTTTGTGGATGCATAAAGTATGACCTATAGCAAGGACGCTTGGTTAATTACTTTCGGCGTGTTTTATAACGATTAGATAACGCTAATATCCTCAAAATCATCGATATGGTCATCAATCGTGCGAGGCTGATAGTCTGTTTCACGCCCCATAAGACTTTCCAAGAGCTGTAAATGAGCCATCTTTGTTAATTGGGATCATCTGCACATTCATATTTTTGCCATCCCAGTCCATAATGACGATGCCCATTTGCCAATTAGCAAGCCCTTTTGTATAGGATGCTTTTGCCCTGTTCATGAGGTTGCCTGTTTCAACCCCGTAAAGGGGTCTGTAAGCCCCGTAGAGCCCCTCTGAATAGGCTGACATACCCAACCTATGGGTGTGCCCACAAACCACGCTCTTACCGGCCTTTTTGGCAAGATTTAGGGCAGTCTGACCAGCGTTAGGATTCATGTTGCCTTCATCGCCATGAGCCAAGATCCAACCCTTTTCAAATTCGTAAAATGTCTTATGGAATGTAATGCCCATAGATTCGAAATCCATGAACTTGGCGTATTGCAATTCCGGAAGGCTGATAAGCCCCGGAACTTTTAACAAAGTGTTATATAAGCGATCAGTATGATTACTGCGGATAATATGAGCTTCTCGGCTGTGCTCTGTGAGAGCCCAAAGGATTTCCTGAGTAGCTGAACGATCATCGTCCAAAGTTTGTTGATAAGCCAAAGGTGTTTTCTCAGCCCATCGGCTAATGGTTTGAAAATCAATTTCATCACCCACACATAATACACTGTCAAATCTTTCACGCTTAGCCAACTTGATGACATTCTTGACAGCTGTTTCATGATGGTACGGAATTTGCAAATCACTTATTACTAAGTATCGCTTAATCGTCATCCTCATCGTCAGTTGGATCTATTGATGGGATTATCCCACCATCGCCCACAATCCAATCAGGGAAAGTCTTGTGTTCAGTCATCAGCCAAAATGCGTGCTCAGGTGTGAATCCTGCTTTTCTAGCTGCTTTATAACATTCATGCAAAGCCATGTAATGTTGATCAATCTTTGTTAATGGCTCAGGAGTTTGGCGAACGACTCGACGATTGATTTTTTTACGTTTAGTAGGTTTTCGTGTGTTCGCCATGTCAGAAATTATTTCTTAACTAATAGCAAATATAGATCATCGACACGCTGTTCAAGTCGATTCATTTGATCTTTTAAGGAACTGCCTCCGTTTGGTTTAAGTTCGGCTAAGTAAGATTTAATAACCCAACGCAGACCCATGAATAAACTGCCTGATACGGCGCATACGCCAGAGGCGATAGCGACCCAATCTGCTGCCGTCATTTGGCATTGATTCCATAATCAGCTTCGCTCCCGGACTTTGGATCTAATGCTTTGGCAATTGGTGCAACTAATGCTCCAGCAAGAACTGCTAACTCTGGTCGAATATCGGCAACAATGGCAAGAGCCACAGTAATGCCTGAAGCTGCAACAGCTCTCAAATATGACTTAATTGCTGCTTTGTGTTTTTTGCTTAGTTTCATGAATTGCCTCCTAGTAGTGGGATGTTGAAAAATTCGCCTGATTTGTTTGGATGAAATGAAATATGGATGTGTTTAGTGTGAGGATTGATGCCTTTGTATTTACGCCAACGCCAGTTCAATAGTTTGCTGGCAATATGATGATTATGAATTACATATTTGATTCGCTTATCTATTTTGCCAGCAATGCGGATTTGATCAGCAAGGTAGGCAGATATTCCTTCAGCTGCACCAAGATCTGCTGTAATATCAATTGCACAAACTTCACCCGAAGGTAGCGGGTTATGATCCGAAACCTTTGATCGCATTTGATGCTGTGCCGAGGCTATCCATCCATCACTTTTACGGCTGCGATCCGGGAATGAATCATCAATCTGTTCCCGGAGTTGAACGGCAGCTTTAGATAAAAATGGTTTCATTACGCAAGGAGGAGTTTTGCTTCATCCTCGGTAATGCCTAAACGCTCCAGTAAATCAGCCCTAGCTTCAGCCTTATCTTTTGCAGCTTTATCTTTTGCCGCCTGTGCTGCTCTGACGGCTTTCAATTCAGATAATTCTTGCTCGGTCATATCTCGAACAATCACTTCATCTGTTAATACATCATGATCTTGAAATTGTTCCATATTACTTTTCCAATCCGTAAATTGTCAGGTTTCCAGTAATTGTTCCAGTTCCTAACGCCCAACCAAGACTTTCATAACTTGTTGTGTTAGGTAATGTTCCAAAATTTGTTCGACTAAAATCCGGGCCACTTTGATGCATAATTGCAACTGTATCTTTTGCAAGATATGGTGAAAATATATGAATAATGCCAGCAGTACTTCTTGTTGTCGTGCAATAGGCTTGAACTAAATCTCCAGTCCATCCATAACCAACTACGCTGGTGTTGTTAATATAAAAACCTTGACTGTCATATCCGCTGGTTGTATTTGTTGAACCAGTTCTCATATAAAACGCAAAATCACCAGTTCCGGTTGCGTTTACAATGTCAGAAAAAACAACAACATAATTGTCATAAGTTGATGAAAAACAATTTGAAATTGATCCTGATGATCCACTTAATGCGGTTGTAGATATTTTGGTTAGTGATCCACTTGATGCGGTTTTCCACTCAGGTGCTGTTGCTCCAGAGTTAACAGTTAAAACCTGACCTGCAGTTCCAATTCCTAATCTTGTTGGAACAGTTGAATTTCGATAAAGAATATCACCAGTAGTTGTTAATGTAGATTTAGCGATTGCTCCATCGGCAAGATCATAAGCAGATTTTACTGAAGCAGGAACAGCAGCAGTTGTAGTTGAAGTGCTTGATGTTGAATTTTCTAATTGAACAGCACCCTTTTGTGCAGTAGTTCCATCTTGAATTCCAACAGTAATTGCACCACTTGTTCCACCGCCTGTTAATGGTGATGATGCTGTAATGCCAGTTATATCACCTTGATCATTTGCAATCCATGTAAAATCCATGTCGGTGTTAGATGTTTTGCTAAGTATTTGACCAGTTGTTCCGCCTTTAAGTTCAGCCATTGATGTATCAATAGCAGATCCAAGTGTGCGGATAGCAGCTGCACCATCCTTAACCAAATCAGTATCGTTTGGTGTTGTCCATCCAAAATTCGTTGTTGTTGCCATATTAGGCTACTGCTCCAATCGCATTTTCCCATGTTAGTATAGCGGATAAAGTGTTCCATGCCTCTGAGGCTGATACTTGTTCCCAATCAAGTGCTACTTGAGAGAATTCGATCGGACTCAAATTTATGGTTAAAAATAGTTCGTTGAACCTAGTACTCCAACGCCAGCCTTCCACATAACCTTCAAATTGTCCTGAGGAGGCTATCTGAACCGGCAAGTCTGTTATCCGTAAAGGCTGACCAATAAATAGCCCCAATAAGGCATCTCGGTCAGTATCGTCAATTTCTGAATTTGTTATTGGAAAAGTAATTCGATCTAATAAGGCTCTTGGGTAGGATCTCAGGGAAATATAACGATCTGCCTGTGATTGAGCATCCGTAGCATTTTTCAAAGTTGTATTGATTGTTTCGCCCTTATAGCCAAAATTGGCAATACTAGTTGGACTAGTAGCTGTTTTTTGAGATCCAAAATTATTTCCATAATTAATATAAATATCATTTCGAACATCAGCTGATCGAGCCAAAGTCCTAAGACCAGCACCAATGGCGGTATTGGCTGAAATCTCTGTATATCCATTATTGGCTAAATATGTTTGCCTATGGTTTTGATCTGCATATCCAATGCGACCTTCTGAATCCTCATACAAAACACCAAAAGCCGAATTAGCAATTAGTGAAGCAATGTTGTAAATGGTATCTGGGCTGGATGATCGATTAACCATTGTGTATTGACCAGGTTGATCTATTTCGCCTAAACCAATGTTTTCAGCATTTGCCCATGTAGTAGTTGCGTCATATCCTGACCATGTTTCGGCAGCTGGTACTTCATTCCAGTTGTTTAACAATAAATCAGACAATAATGCGTAAATTTGATCGCCGTCTTGATCCTCGGTTAAAACACCATTTGTAATAACTTTTGGTAATTTGGCTAATGATCCCAACGCAAGGATTGTGTATGAATAGGTTTTGGTAATTGATGATGCGGTAGCAACTTCGGTTGTAATATCAGTTATGTTTCCACCAAACAAAGTGCGATAAGTATTGGTGCTGTCTTTAACTTGAAGGGCTATTCCATCATTAATCTGAATATTGTAATTTTCATCATTTAATGCAACAACAGTAAATTGGACATAAGATGGCAATGGCTGAGCATATATATCTTTTCGACCTGCCTCATGGGTAATGTTTGAAATTGCAACATTTGTGTAATTAACCCCATTAATTGTCAATTTCCATTGTGGAGTAAAAACTGTCATTAATCGCCCCTGATACCGCTATTGTATAGCTGAGGAACTGACCTTGATGCGCTGTCATTTAATACTTGCGCCACAGCCCTTGCAGCACCCTCTGAATCAATAGATTGAACATAAATGTTTGTAGTGTTTCCACCAGCCTGACCAAATGGGGTACCAACTTCAGCAGCTAGATTTGTAAGAGGTTTATATTGTGGGTTTCCAGATCCATAAGAAAAATTAGAACCACTTGTTCCACCTTGACCAATTAAAGGGATGTTGGCTAACAACGGAATAGCATTATATGCTGAAATTAATTTATTGATCATATTGATTGCAAATTGAACTGCTGACTCAATTTTACTGATAACTGAACCAATTACATCTACAACTCCACCACCGACAATTCCAATGAACTTTAATGCATTGCCCAAAGTTGTCATTAATATCGGTACTATGTAATCCATAATAAATTTACCAAATGCTTCAAACGAATCTTTGTTATCATTAATAGCCTTTTTAATTGGATCAAAATAAGCAGCAAATTCTTGCAATTTAGGAACAACTCGATTAACAATAAGATCAACAAATTTTTCAACAAATGGTAATAACTTGTAGCCAATTTCCTCTTTGGCTTCATCGAAAGCTTGTTTTAATCGATCAATTCTGCCTTGAAAAGTTTCAGCATTTGCAGCTGCTGCACCACCATAAAGATTGCTCAAAGCCTTAGTCGTTTCGGTAAAGTCCATGGTCTTGAGATCGGCTTGACTTAAACCAATTCCCAATCTGGCTAATCGTGTATCTTGACCCTCATAGGCTTTTGAAAGTGCCTCAACAACAGAACTGAGATCTTTACCAGATCCTTTCGATACATCAATGGCAAGGGTCAATAATTCTTGCGAACGACTTGCATCTTTAGTTGAAACAGATAATCTTTGAAATGATGCTCTCAAATCGTTATCGGTGATGCCGGTGGCTAATTGAGTTTTTCTAATGTAGTCCTCAGTAGCCTTTATTTGGTCATCAGTAGCCCCTGTGGCGGTTCGTAATGCAGCAGCCAACCTTAACTGTGCCTGTTCATCCTCAATCGCTGATTTGACCCCATCAACGGCTAATTTGGTGCCATAGGCGACCGCAGCAGCAGCAGCTACCGCAAACGCAGCAGCAGCTTTCTTTCCAAATTCTGAAATCTTGCTGGCGTTGCTTTCAACAGCATTATCAGCTTCACCTAGTTTTTTCTTAAGATCATCAACATCGGCAAGGATAGATAACTTAAGCGTACGACTACCGGTTGCCATCAGACCCACTCCTTAATAATGCGGTCAAAACTTTTTTCCCACTTATCAATTAATTCAGGCTGAATTCTGCGAAGGGTCGGATAAATAAACCACCCTCGACTACCTCTGCCTTGCCGTCCTGAATAACTAGGGAACTGTTTGAACTTATTAGATCCAAACTCCATACCACCCCATAGGGTCTGTGTTGTAGCCCCGCCTGAAAACTTTTGGCGTGCGAAACCATAACTGAACTCACCGATTTTGCTTGACTTGGAAATGCTAACGCCGTCTGCAATTCTTTGCGCTGCTTTGCCAGATTTCGTTCTAGTCTTAGCAGCTTGTTTAATTTCCTCTGATGCAAAATACGCCAGCGCAGCAGATTGAGTTCTTGCTTCCTCTGTGGCTTGTTCATCCATAAGCTTAAAAGCCTTGTAAATATCACGCAGATCAGACTTATTGTACGCAATGGTTTCATTTGCCATTCCTTCGCTCCAATATCTCGATTGCTGTTAATAGATCCTCGGCTTCAACCCATTCGCTCATTGGTATTTGTGTTGCAATTGCAACTTGTACCAATAGCCGACTTAGGCTTCCTTCTGGGTGGCTTTTGGGTTTGCATCACCGACAATTACATCAGCTACTGTTTCCATCCAAATATCCATTGGTTTGATTGGTTTGCTTCCGGCAACTTCACGCTTATGAGCATGATAAGCCAAAAACATAAGATCCCAAATGCCAAGTTT